AGGGGACGTCTTTTGGTCACGGCTAGTCTTCTTCTTTGGTTTCGCGTTAGGTTTGGCATTAGTAGTTTTGTTCGGATAGTGTTTTACGTTATCGGAACCTCTAGCTGGGGGGCTACTGCCGCAGTATATGTTACCTTGAAACATAGTAGGGTAAGTGAAGTTCTTGCGAACCCCATCCACATTTATCACGTGGCTCGGGAAATCAGAGAACGTCTTGGAGCTCTTAAAAGCTTGCTCTATTTTCTCTAATTTGGCGACCTCAATGTGTAACCTGTCCGCCACATATCCCATTAATTGGTCATATGAAGCGTCGCAGGGCATGAGGCCACTTTGCTCGAGCATCATGGTAGTTATGAAACCGTTGATGTTCCTGGCTGCTTTATCATACTTGCGTTCCACACCTGTTTTTCCTAAACCACGTAAAATTCGTAGAACAGCATTTGACATGGTACCCACAATTGGAACATTAGGGTACATCTTAGCAAAAGCCTCGAATTTCCGGAAAGCTGCTTCCGCAGCAGGTATGTTATCACCAGTGGCGATAGAGCTACATTTTCGCACAAACCTGATTGGATCATAGGAGTATACACCATGATCAAATCGCACCAACCCTAAGAAAGAAACGGGTTGGCCCAAAGGTATCGTGGTTGCTTTTACTATAAATCCAAGTAAAGCACCCACCTCCTTAGCTGCTGTTGGGTCCAGGTCCGGATGGAGACCATCATCTCCCCCCACGCACCCGACATGCTGCAGTGCTTGTACTACACTGCACTTACGTACATACATAACAACGCAAGTACAATAAAACAGGTTCTCAACGGTATTGAATAATGATGTAAAATATTCTCCGGATCTCCTTGAGGCACCCATATAAATAGAGTGACCCATAAGTTTCTTTGACTTGGGTTCTGCATATAACTTTGCATGCCAGGTTCTCCACATGGGATGGAACTCCTTTGAAAAGAATTCCAGACCTAGCTCCAATTCGAACCTCCTGAACCACATGTTGATCGTAGCATCCATCTTGCTAAAGTCCGTCTCTGTGAGATTTTCTTTAGCCAAACCCACAGTCCTCTCAAACAACATCTCTAACTTAGCAGGGGCCACAAACCCATAATGGTCCGATATTCTGGACTTTATATAGGCTGATAGTGGCTCACCAAACATTCTACTAAATACCCTGAGATGATCATCAGGGTTAGATATTATTCTGGGGGCTGAGGCTGGATCCATTGACTCCGTCTTAAGAAATATCTTAATTGACTTTGCAAGATTGTTGATCACGTCATTTTCCACATTGGCAAATGAACGCGCTTGCGATGGTCTATCAAGATCCCGGGCTTCCTCCAACGACATGGGGACACCCGTATTCTTCTTGTCACGTGGGAACAAATGCAACATGAACTCCTTCTTCGCCTTCTCAATCCATTCAGGGGGCTTAGTGTCGTTTAAGTATGGTTCTACTCGCTCGACTTCCGCCTCTACTACGGCCTGTTTGGTTTTCGCAATCACACCTGTCTCAGTGGTTGCTAGGGCTGGCACCACCTTAATGGGTGGCATTGGGAGATCATCATTCACTGGCTTATCCTCGAGTTTGACCACAGTAGCTTCGGCATCACCTCCTTCCAATGCTGAAGTTCCATCAGCAGGGAAATCGGTAATCCGAATGTGGGCCAAGATAGACTTGGCGACGAAAGGGGCATCATGAATGGCATCCTTGGCCTTATACAAGGCCATGTTATGTTCTACGGACGTCACGGAGTACCTGCTACCATTCCTCAAATCTATTCCAACGAACAGATCATAAGGTACATCACATGGTACATAAGGCGCAACTTGAAGGGCAACATATTTCCTATCTTTCCTGCGGTAACCTAGGGCATAAATTTTATCTCCCGACTCTAGAGTCCAACTACTTTCTCTGTAGTGGATCAAGAATTCGTCTAAAGTATTCAGGAGATACTGCTTATTGCACCCACAACATCCGGGAGTCATAACTTCCAACGGATCTAGGATACAAATAGCACTTAAGCTTCCAGGCTCTCGGTTAACTGCTACCTTGTATAACTGCACACGGTCAGTATGCGGAATGGCGACAAGGTTGCGAGTAAAATCGATTACAGGGGCAGAGAATAGGGAATTGTCACGCTCATGGAACACCAACTCTACCGACTCTGGTTCTGTATAAGCACCAGCTAGTTTCGTAGAGTTTTCACGACGTAAGCAAAAGTTCACGATGGAGCTAAGAGAAGTGCGCCAATTGCTTAGGTAGTGCGGGTTCCGACCAAACCCAGTGTAGTGCTTAGTGCTCGTTGGTCTGAGCGGCATCATCTGATTGATGACTAAGCGACTACCTGATCTGACTGACATCAGTTGGGTGATCGATGGAGAGTTAAATCTTAGCGTCCCAGTCGGCGTTAGGTATTGAATTTCACCTAGTCCTATGGTTGGCATTGCATGGGCTTTAAACTCTTTTGAGCGTAGCGGGGAGTGATTAACGACGTTCCTTGCGTCAGCTGAGGGGGTTGCTACCCTTCCCTCAGCGGATCCAGCTGTCAGTGCCTCGCCAGATCCTATTGGGTTTCTTATATCACTGCTTCCCACGGCAGGTATGTT